GTTAAATTTAAATTTTTAATTCTTTTATTTGCTGGTAAACCATTTACAAGACGCTGCTCATAACCATCACCAAGTTTGACAACTAAACTTTGTTGTTCTACATCTTGTGATTCACCATAAATAGGTTTTATATCTGGAAAAGTTGCCATTATGCTAATAATCCTCCGGCTCGTTTTTGTTTAATAAGTTCGTTTTGAATTGCAGCAGCAATTTCATTGCCAAGTTGATTAGCACTTGCTCCATCACCCTGCACAGTACTTCCAGAAGCGTCAACTGCTACTGATATATTGACACTACCTCCACCCATTTTATTGTTTGCTGTAATGTTTCCTGAGCTTGCTGGTGTAAATAGTTCTGGACCACGTTCACCAACAAGATAAGACTTGCCAGCACGGACAGGTCCACCTTTTGCTTTTTTGCCGAATATTCCACCTAACAAACTACCAAAAATTCCTTTTTTCTTACCGCCATCACCAAATACAGCATCACCAATGCCGCTAAACATATTGCTTAATGCTCTATCCATTAATTTGTTTTTAATATTATTTAATACATTTGTCATGGCTTGACCAAAACTTTGTGTGCCATTTATTGCACCTTTTATATTTTCCACCAAACTACTTTCTAATGTATCTCCTAATTCTTTTGCAATGTTAACTTGCTCTTTTAATTTACCATTTAATATATCTTGTTTATCTAGTTCAAAATCTGTATTAGCAAGAGATAATGCCTCTATTCTTGTTTTATCATCCTTTATTTTATTAATTTCTCTTAAATTATCAATTAATTCAAATTTTCTTTCTAATATTCTTCTGTCAGTATCATCTTCAGTTTGTTTCAACTGTATTGATCTTTTTAGTTCTACAATTTTATTTGCAGCGGCTTTTTCTTCTTTTGTTAAATCCTTTGGCGCGGTTAAAACACCAGCACCCGATACTGCACCTTGACTCTTTCCACCTTCTGCAGCAAAGTCATATGTAGTACCCATAACAGTATAGGTTGTACCTCTGTCAGCAATTTCTTTGTTTTCCTTTTCAATTCTTTTTTTAACTTTTGCTTCTTCTTCTAATTTATCAATTAATTTTTGTTGTTCTTTTATCTGTCTTTGTATTCCTCTTTTTGCATTTCCTCTAGCATCTGTATTTAATAATTGTGATAATGTATTTTTTTCTACAGCAATTCTTTCATTAATTGCGGCTTCTGTGCCTGACTCAAGTAATTCTTCTAATTCTTTTTGTGCTTTATTGTTTTTGTAAATATCATATGTAAATTTGCTTATCAGTGCAGCCAAACCTGTTAATGCAACAGTTAAGGGTCCACCAAGTATCAAAGCTACACCTGCAGCGATAGTTTTTAAAGTTGCAAGTGTACCAATTACCGCTTTTATTATTGGCAAGGCAAGTGTAAATGCAGTCACAAGTGTTCCAGTAACAACTACAAATGAAGTTATTTCTGGCGGTATTGCATTTATTGTATCTGCAAGTATTGTTAACGATTCTGTGGCAAATTTAGCAGCGGGCAATAAGGCTTTACCAACTGTGATCTGTAAATCTTCAATTTCATTTTGAAGATTTTTGAATACTTGAGTTGGGTCATTTTCTAATAATGCAGCAAGTGCTGGTGCTCCTTCTTGTTCTATTTTTTTCAATGCCCTAATAACAACATCAGAAGTCAACTTACCTTCTGATGCAAATTTCTTTAGACCTCCAACAGTTGTATTCAATTCTTTTGCAATTGGTGCTAATAATGTTGGCACCTGTTCTGCTAGTGACCTAAATTCATCACCTTGTAATCTTCCAGAGCCTAAGGCTTGTGCTAATTGTCTAAATGCGTTGGATGCTTCTATTGAAGATGCACCAGCTAATTTTGCTGCTGTGTTGAATCCAATAAATGTTGTTCTTATATCCTCTACACCTGTACCAAGTGGTGCCAAACGTGCAGTTATATTTGTTATACCATCCAATGCTTCTGTCGAACTGATGCCAAAAAGTCTTTGGGCTTCTGCAGCTATCTCTTGTGACCTAGCAAATGTACCAGTTTGTTCTGTTAAAAGTTTTAATCGGACATTTAACTTTTCAAAGTTTGCTGCAGTTTGTATTGATCTTCTGCCAAATTCAACTAAACCAACAGCAGCAATAGCTTTGGCCAAACCATTGAATTTTGTAGTTACACCTTTATTTCTTTTTTCAAGTACTGTAAATGATCTGCCTAATTTTTTGCTTGCATTATTGATCTGTTCTAGCTTACGACTTGCCTTATCTACAATATCAATTGTTACACCAGCAAAAGCCATTTAAAATGTTTTTTTTCTAGTTTACCTTGAATTTCTTACTTTATCTAATTCTGCCTTTTCTTTTTCGCCTTTTTGTTCATAATAAGCAGCAAAATATATAAACTCAGCCTGTGTTAATTCTTTTCTGAGTCTACTTACTGTCATTTTTAATTCTGTTGCTAGGAAAAACTCAAACTCTAACCAGCTATCCCCCTTTATTCGTTTTTTGCTTCGTCTAAATCGACATCACCACCAACTTCAAACAAAAAAAGTTCCATATCATTTAAAACTTTTTCTGGTATTTCTCGTTGCAATGAAGCCACATCCCCCATTGAAAATGCTTTTGTGCCATCTTCAAGTTCTGCCATTTGACAAAGCATGGTTGTTGATTGCCTCAAGGCATCAGCATTACCTTCTTTGTCTTTGGTCATGTTAGTTACTCTTACCCTGTCAGATCTTGTTATAGGTTTAAAATAAAGGTCAACCAATTTTGACCCATCTTCTTTTGTAAGAGTAAATTTTCTTCTTTGGTTTAAATCAAATGAAGTTTTTAATAGATCAATAGTGCGAGTACTACTTGTCATAAATTATTAAATTGCGTGAGTAATGTCTCCAGATGCTTGAAAGCTTACAGTTGCAGTTGTCAATTCTCCAACTGTTGTGCCAATAGTTACACCAGTAACAATACCGTTAAATGAATATTTTTTAGAACCAGATGTATCTACAAATAAGTTAAATGAAGCATCTGCTGGATCTTCAGATGTATTTACATCAGCTAGTATTTCTGCAGTTGCATCGCCAGAGGTAGCAGTATATTGTAATTCACATGAACCAGTTGCTGATTTTAAGCCACCAACATATTTTCTTGAAGTGTCTCCCTGTGCAGTACATTCAAGAACATCTTTAACTAAATCTAAACTCCAACTTGTCGTTGCAGCTACAGCAGTGACAGATCCAGAACCATTATCAAATGATACAGACCCCTCCTCTCCTCGAAAATTTGCCATGGTAATTTAAAAGTACTTTGAATTAAGTTTAACTCTTTTTATTTTTTTTGTCATTTTGTTCTTGATTTTTTCTGAAAAGAATTGATTGGCAACGAGAATCCCATAATGCTGGATTTCTTTTTCCTTTTACTTGCTCAATAATATCAAGCATCTCATCAGTAATTTCCATTAAATTGTCTCAAATAATTCAAAGTCTATATTAATTACTGATTGAAAGTAACCCTCAGGCGCAGTGCTTTGTAATAAAGTTGGTCCGTTTGGCGGTTCAAAATAAATATCTGAAACTTTTTCTCTATTAAATAAATCTCTTAACCTTTTTGCAATGGTCAAATTAGCACCTGAACCAATACTTGATTTTGAAAGAATATTTAATGTAACCACACCTGTAACTGAATTAATAGTTGAGCTTGAAACTGTTTGTGTTATATATTCATTTGCTGCGAAATTAACTAAACATTGTACAAAACTTGAACCAATCGTTGGTTCAAAGGGCATATTGGCAAAAACTACACTTATTACTGGGTCGTTAGCAAGTTCTGTTGCTACACGACTTTCAATGGTAGATCTTACTGTATTTAAATCAATTGCAGCCATTATTCTTTTGGTTTAAATTTTTTTATATCTTTTACAACTCTAGCAACTTCAACATTTGGCCAACCTGCACTGAGTCCTTGTTTTGATTTAAAACTGCCACCCCATGAAGGAGGAGTATTTGTTCCATAGCAAACTGCTTCAGCGTATGGAAGTGGATTAATCAAGGTATAAACATTTCCAGATTTTTCTTCTTGATAATTTAATTTTTTTAATTTTGGTATTTTTCCTTTTGATTTATTATATGGCGGCGGAATAATTGGTGCGGTTTTTAAATTTTGACCTATT